AGTCGATATAAGAGCAAACATAAGATCAGCAGTGGCTGGAAGACCAAAGGATTCACTTGTATCAGTAAGATCGACATCACTACTACCATAGCCAGAGCGAGTCGTCTGAGTAGCGGAGACGATAGGTACATTAGCTTCAACTGCAAGACCCCTGAGCTCTTCAGCAATCGCCTTAATATAGGAATACGAGTTAACATTTGATCCAGCCCTGTAACGTGACGATGCACATATGTTTAGATAATCTATGAATATTATATCAGGTTTAAATGATTTTTTCAAGGCTAGTTCATTAAGTAAGGCCTTGAAGTGACCTGAGTGTGCAGATGCAGTGGGATATTCTTTGATAATAAGTGACCCTTGAGTCTTCTTTGCAAGATTAGTTACCTTGCCTTCAAAGATTGGTTTCGGTAAATCAACAATCTCTTGTATATTTACATTTAAAAGATTTGCATCAATTCTTTCTGCAATCTTTTCTTCTGCCATCTCTAATGTTATGTATAAGACGTTCTTTCCTTCTAAAAGAACAGAACTAGCATGATGACACATAAACAGAGATTTACCAACCCCAGTGCCTGCAAGTGCAATATTGAGCGTCTTGTTTGGAAGACCTCCTTTTGTAATCTTATTAAAGTATTCAAGGTCGAATTGAATTCGACTTTCTTTCCTGTTGTAAAGTTCGTACCGTTCTTCATAGTCCTCTAAGTAATCGTGGCCTACATTGCGATTAAAGGAAACAGATAACGCATCTGATAGAATTGTTGGTATTGCATCTCGATTCTTTTTATCATCTTGTCCATCTGCTATTTTGATTGACTCCATCAAAGCAAGATAGATTGCTCGGTCTCGACACCATTTCTCCGTTGTGTCACTCAACCATTCAAAGTCACATTCAATATCTTCCAGTTCATTTATCGTTCCGTATATATTCTTGACTTCATCTTGTGTGATATCACGCCTGTCTTCAATCTCAATCTGGAGTACTTCTTTCGTTATCAAACTATTGTACTCTGCAGCATATTTAGTAATATGCTCAAATACAACTCTCTCATTCCGATCATTGAAGTAATCTGGTTCAATAAAAGGCAATACTTTTCTGAGATATTCTTCGTTGTAAACTAAATTTCTTAGGATAACTTTTTCAATACGATCCATTTAAACATAATGAAAGTAAGTGGTCAAAATATATTTTGTACCTGATTTAACTGGTAGTCCAGCGTGAGGAAATGTCCATAGACTTGGAAAAACTAAAACACTACCAGTCTTAGGATGAATCATTTTACCGTCAACAAACTCTGTCTCTCCTCCAGTAAAATTATCATTGAGATAAACAAGAAAGGCAAGCCATCTTCTTGCAGATGCGTAATCAGATACATCAACATGAGTGTCAAACGAATCTCCAACATCATATTTTTTAACACGCATCTCTTCAAATCCATATTTCGGAGGTAGTATGTCATCGTAGTATCCTATATCAGTCAGATACTTCATACCAATCTCAGAAAATTTTTTATACAGACCAGTATATTCTGGTAAATTACCTATATTCCTTTGATAAAAATTAGGTCTATGATCTCGTTCAATTCTTTCATTTTCTTCATCAACTAAACTAATCAGTTCTGAACACACTGATTCTGAAAGAAAGTCATCATAGGTTTCAACGAAGTCACTCTCCGTAACTAAATTCTTCATTCGCAGCTTCTTCGAGTTTTTCCATCACTTCTTCCGTGAAATACTTATCAGGATCGGCCAGAATAGCAGAAGGATAAACGGAAGATTCACCAACAACAATTCGATTCCCCTTACGTTTGAAGACTCCATGCTTCTCACCCAGTTCCAATAACCCATAATATCTATCGAGTCCACGCTCGTCGTAATAAAGTCTAATTTCAACTTCTTTATTCTCCTTACTTAAACGTGATTTATGAGTCTTTGCTTTGATAACATTTCCAATGACATCCTTTCCGTCTTTCTCTTTTTTCTTAGAGAGATAGATGATTGTAGAAGCTGCATACTTGAGACCGCTGCCTCCTCCCATTTCTTTAGTTGGGAAATAAGAACCGATGACATCATAGGTATGGTTTGTGACGATTAGTGGAATGTTTGCTTGACCAAGTTTGAGTGTGAGCATACGGAATGCACCTTTGACAAGTTGTGATTTGGTCATGTCACGAACCTGTTTATCATCTAGTGCATCCTTAATCTCTTTCTCTGTTGAAAGCATACCTAATGAGTCTAACACAAACATACAAGGTTTGCGATCCTCTTCAGTTGTCTTTAAGTATATATCAACTGCCTTCAGTGCTTTACTACGAAACTCTTCAATTGTTACGACATTCACAACAACCAACCGTGTCGTATCAATTCCACGAGACTCCAGTAATCCTTTATTGACGGCTGCTTCAGTGTCAAAATAGAGACAATACCCATCAGGGTTAATGTCCAAAAAGTTTTTGACAACAGCAAGCGAAAAATAAGTTTTACCAGTGCTCGACTCACCAGCAATGGCAGTAATACGATTGCTGCTAACCCCGCCAAAAATAGACCCACTAATGAGTCCATTAAAAATGTAGGATCCTGTGTCAATGAATCTTTCAGTCTCGTCAATGTCTGACGCAATCTGCGTATATTCATCTCCGATCTCTTTTACTATTTCTTTTAGAAAGTCCATTAAATTACCATTCCATGTTTTTCACGAAGTATTCTTTTATAAGGCCCGCCAGGGTTCTCATCTCTAACTTCTTTTACTAACTTCAACTTTTTATGAAGTTCTTCACAACCATCGCCTGATACATGTTCAGACATCCAGACTAATAAGTCTAGTTCTTTATCATCAATAGGTAAGTCCATTATACGAAAAATGATTCAAGGTTTACAGTTCTCTCAGCCTGCCATCCAATGGAGTCGAGGATAATCTTGAGAGGTTCAAGGAACGACTTCTCAAATTGTAGATCATAATCTATGTATTTGTCAAGGTTAAGTTCCTCTGGGAATTGTTGAATGAATGATATTACATTCTCTTGGATTGGATTTGGTCTTTTGAGATAACAAAATTTAATCTTCTCACCATTATTAATCAAAGAATATTTTTGTGTGAGTTTATTCTTCTTCACATAATGATTGAAGAGTAGAGCACCACGAGCATGAATCGGTGTTCCCTTTTCATAGATTGCATTGACACTCTTATACTTCTTGACATTACTCACAGTTCTTGGAAATGATATCTCCTCTGGTGGTAATGACCTAAACTTTGTTCGACAGTTTTCGATGAAGTCGATTACATCATCCTCTGTCTTTGTCATGATAAGTTTAAGAACATCTTTAATCATGGTGCGACAAGGTGCGGGCGTTGACGACTTAACTGCCTCAATACCCATCATCTTGAGTTTAGGTTCCGCATAACGGACACCCTCACTATCCCAGACATTCAAGATGTATCTTTTCTTTGCAGTCCAGATACCACGGTCAGCAATGTTCTCACGTTTCATAAACATCTTCTGCTCGTAAGCGTTGACGTAGTTGGCCAACGCTTCATAAGAACTCGAAATATACTTTTCAAATTCCATCTCACAGATCTTGTTAAGGAACCCAACAACACCTTCAGTAGTCTTCTCTCGTTCTTTGTATATAACCTCGACCAAAGGGCCCAGATGCAAATAGATAGAATCGGTATCAACAGCAATAACATAATCTTCATCCTTTGTTTTAAGTATTTTGTTTAGGTAATTATTCATCCGATCTTCAATCCAACGAATTGAAACCTGACCAGATAAAGTAATTGCTTCTGCATTTTCAAGTTTGTAATAACGAAAGTATTCGTTACCAATCGCACCATAAGCAGAGTTCAGTTGGATCTTACGAGCCATCTGGATATTATTAAATGTTGCAATATCTTTAACAAGTTTAGGATCTTTTGTATCCTCATACTTTTGTTTCGCAGCAAGCATTTTTTTCTTATACACAGTTCTTTCTGTGTATATCTTCTCCATGATCTCTGGTAGGAAACCACGAATGTCAGTACGATACATTGCACCATTGGCACACACAGCACTGTCCTTATGAAGTTGAAAGTCTATCTCTTCTTTAAGTATTCGATCAACTGTAGCTGTTGGGTGTTTGTCATCCTTGAGCGTCTCAGGGGAAATATTATATTGCATAATGAGATGAGGATACAGACTATTAAGGTCAAACGAAACCACCCAATCATACTTTCCTGGCTTTGGTTCTTTGACATATGCCCCTGCGTACTTTTGTGATTTTGAGGTTCTTTTCTTTGGTGGTATGACAATGTTCTGTTTTTTAAGATAATTGTAAATGATAGTATCCCACATTCTCACTTGATAGTGAATGTCAATGAAGTTAACTTTGGCATCAAACGCCATTGTAATCGCAAGTTCAATTAATTTCAACTTGTCTTCAAGTTTATCAACCAGTTGAACGTCAATGATGTTGTATCGAACAAACTTA